CTCGTCGCACGTAGTTATTGACCGTAGGTGGTGCTCGTAATCTTCGATCTCTTTACTAGTACAATTGAGCACCCGACTAGCTTCTGCAACGGCTATGTCTCGATCGGGGGTATATGCATCTAAATTGTCGTATACTGTGGAAGCCCATGACCGTAGGTCATTGCGCGTCATCTGGGATGTATACGGTGTCAGTCGAAGAACGGTACTGCACCACTCGCCTAAAATAGGGGTGCGAGGGTCAGTTTGGTAATATCCACTAGCTTTATTAAAAAGCCCAATCCAAGGATCTGCTACAATCAATGGATCGCGCGTGGGGCAAACGTGCAATTTTGCCAATTGGCGGGGCAGATCAGCCATATTCATGGGTGACCCCGCAGGTATTGGGAACACACGGCCCAGTAGTGATGTTGGTTCATTACTTGGACGCGATATAACTTTAAGACGCAGGCCCAAGTCGTTTGCCACACGTTCTAATATCTTCGCATCCACATCACCACTAAGACCGTCGTCACCGCCGTACAAACCTAGCTTACTATACGCCTCGACTGCATTATACCCCATAGATCTATATGCGCAATAACTTACAAATGCGTTGTCAATGGAGTTCATGCAAGATGTGTCAGCGCTACCTGATAAGCGGGACCCACCAATTGAGTATTTAGTGCCTAACGTCATACGTGCACCAGCAGTCACCATAGCCCTATGGACTTGGCGAATTTGTTTGTGGTAGCATGACGGGAATGAGCGCAAATATAGCGCCAACTCCAGTTTGTAGAGGGCTAATGAATGAGTGCCGTCAAACCGGGAGAAATCAGTCTCAGTCACGGTTCTTGACCTAGAACAAAGGTCATGCACCATCTCGGCAACACGGTTTGGGTGCTTGCCAAAAATATACCACGGCTGCTGTTTAAGCATATCCGTGAACGGTAATGTATAAGTTGAATAAACTAAACAATGCTCACTCGGTAGAGTGGAAATGTTACGCGGATCTTTAAGTCCAGCATATACTTCACTCTTCTGAAATGATTTAACTTCAGTAGGCATGTCAATTATCCAATTATCCATATTGCGTTCTGCTCGAAGATTATTTTGCACTTGCGTCGGACGTTTCTGGAGTTCCATGACGCGGCTAATTTCGATTGGCAATATTTGATGAGGTGCTGGCACTAGCAATTTGGCGAATTCAGTGGCGTAATTAAGGTATTTGGGTAAGAATTGTACCTGAACATTCCTGATGTTTTCAATCCGCTCTGTGCGTGTCCATTGCTCATTTAACTTGGACCGCCAAGGGAGAAAACCATTGTCTAATACCGGTGGACATAGAACTATACCGGTCAATGATTTTTCAGGCAAGAATGCTGGATCAGATATGCCATACGATACGTCAAGGTCGCGCTCTGAGTACTTTTGAGTGCTACTACCAATAATACGCCCATTGTAGGGGTAACTGACATACAGTGTGGCCGCTGCGAACCTCTGTTGTGCACCATATTCTGTGCTCAACAAATTGGACAAGTCTGAGAATTTAAATTCATCATATTGTATACGAGAA